AGCACGAATACCATTTACTTCTGATGTCTTGTTGCCATCTTCATCTTCCTTCAACTTTAATTTACGCATCGCTACAACAATAGAAGATGCATAGATAAATCCTTGACCACCACTAATCTTATCATCTGGGTCAAACATGTCTTGTGAAGCATAGGTATGATTAGTTGCGACCATACCAACATTATAACTGCCAAACATATTCACACAGTTACGAACAAGTGCGGTAAGTGCTTTTGGTTTACGACCCATGTCACCTTTTAGGTCACCACTTTCAAATTGATTAACATCAGTAGGTGTGAGCAACATACCAAGACTATCAACCACAAACAAAACTTTTGGGCGTTCGTTTTCTGGCATAGCCTTGATCATATCCATTGAATTGTTGATAAACTTGGCAACATCGTCAATCATTGCCATATTAACTTTCATAAGTTTATCTTCACTGGTATCAACACCAAGCGCCTTAAGCCAATCTTCATCAAGAGCATTTTCAGTATCAATAAGGAATACATAAATGCCTTGCTGCTGCGCATTGCGAACAATATTACCACTGCAAATGTAACTTTTACCAGCACCACTTTCGCCAGCAAATACTGTTACTTTGCCAAGTGGAATACCTTTTTTAAAGTCACCACTAATACGATAGTTGAGTGTGTAATTTCCTGTTGAAATCCAATCAGTTGGATCATTATAGCCAATGCTCATGCCTGGTATTGCTTTTGTTAAATCTTTACGAAATTTTGATATGTCAAATGGTTTAGCCATAATTGTTTCCCTAACTTTCAATTATTATACATGATGGATTATTCAAAATCAAGTTGTTTTTTCTAAATTTATTTTCCTGCCAACCATAATTAAAAATATTTGGTTCGTATTGGAAAACATTACTAATCCATATTAAAGAATTTTCTAAAAAAATCGGAGTTTGAAATAAATCAATCTCACAAAATTGGACAGGATAATTATGCCATTCATTCCAAAAAGATAATAAATCTTTGGGCACTTCATATTCATTTACTGTATTTTTTTGTTTTGGCATTGTATGAGGTAAAAAAGGTTGTGAATGTAATTGTGCAGCAAAGTTAAGTTGTTGAACATTGTAATCATAAACAATGACGTTTTTAAGATTACTTAATCCAATATCTCTAGCTAGTCTAGCAGTTTTCCAACCACTTGCAAGTCCATATAAATTTTCAATGCCTTCATACTTTTTAAAAGTATAAGATTCTGTGTTATCATAATAAAGAATTTTTTTTGAATTTATTACAACCTTTAATAAATTTTCAATAATATAATTTTGTTTTGAAGGAGATTTATACTTTGATCTTTTTTTAGTAGTTACTCTAGTATCTGTGTCAAAAACAATAATATCATCATCATTTTCGGATACAATGTGTATACCTTTTTTATTAGAAATTTTTTTAATAAAACTAGTTGTTAAATAAAATCCATTTTTTAAAACTACCACTGTATCATCTAAATTTAGATATTCAACTATATCTTGTTCATTTTTTACAATAAAACAATCTGTAAAGAAATCAATACCATTATTTTTTGCATTAAAAAATAATTTTGTTTCTGTAAATCTTAAAAGTTCAAGATTTTCATCATTCCACACTATGATAGCAATGGCCATAACTTTTCTCTAATAGTTGTTCATTGACTTTTGTATGCAAAATAATATGAAGCCTTGGTTCATTGCTTTTATTATAAACAGCATGTTCTTTGCTAGTATCAATGATAAAAGCACTGCCGCTTGTAAAAGGAATAATACCATAATTTTTGAACTTAAAATGACAACCAATTGGTTGTGTTATGGCAACATTTATTTCACTAAGTCTAGAATTTTGGCGATCAACATGTGGTAAAATATAACCGCCTGGTTCTAAAAACATAAATCTAATTCTACCTGTGTCTTCGTTTATAATGAAGTTTTTTTTAATCCAATCAACTGTTACTGGACAAGAATCTGCCGTGTCCGTCCATGACAAAGGCTGATCAATGGTAGCAGTTGTAATTGAAGATGATACACCATAGAGAGTTAAACTTTTCCAACCTTTGTTTTTTAAATTATATAAAGAATCTGAATCTCTATGTGCAACCGCTTTATTTTCTACAGCTTTCCATTCTTGGAAAATTTCATTTACTGGAACCATAATTTGTAATTGTAACCAAGGTAATTGTGAATTTTCTAAAATCCAGTTAGCTTTTGGTTGATCTTTAATATATTGATCTATAAACTTCATAATTCAAATATTACCTCATTATTTTCTAGACAAAAATTTTTATAAAAAAGTTCACGGTATGAAGTTAGATTTTTTTCTAGATTTAAAAAATTACCTAAATTAATTCTATCTCCACTAGGATGTGATATATTATTATCTGCACACCATGCAACATATTCAGGTGAAATTTTAACAGAGCGTGGTTTTTCTAAATTAATACCTATATAACCACTCAATTCAGTAAAATCATTGCGATCTATATTTTGTGTGCTTTTATCAAAGTGAATAAATTTGTCATAGCTTTGTCGTCCTAAATTTTTATAAACTAAAAATACATTAGAAATATCAAAACTAGTAATAGTTGAATCAAAAAAATTAGGTAAAAACTTTGTTGAATTGTTACTTAAGATAAAATTAAAACATGATTCTAATTCATGAATTAATTCATTAATATCATCAAGATATTTTTTACTGCCTTTTTCTTTTTTTTCTAACAAATTTCCAAGTGAAGGATATTTTCTGTTTAATAAAACCCAATGTTCATGCAATAAATTTAAATCATCTTGATTTAATGATAAAGATAAATTTAAATCTTTGATTTTAAAAAAATCTAAAACATTGTTTATTTTGTTTAAACAAAATTTAAGTTCATTTAATATTTCATCAACCTTAAATGGTTTTTCATTAATAAAAATATCTGAATTGTGTTTTTTCCAACTTGCAAAATAATATTGCGAAACTTCTAAATTGATTGGTTCAATTTGAATAAAATCACCACTATTTTTCCAAATTAATTTCATTATTATCACCAAAATAATAAAAAATGGGGGATATTGTATCCCCCATAGTACTTACTTTAATTTATTATTCTGCTGATTTACGATTGCGAATTTGCATAAGAATTTCAGCAGCACGAGCATTGCTATCAGTCTTTGGTGCAGTGCTTACAGGCGTAGATGCTGCTTGTGGTTCTTCATCCCATGGTGCAGAATCTTCTTTAACACTTGCTACTTGTGGACGTGCAGCAGGAGTGCTACGTGCAACTGGCATGTCATCTGTATCAGCAGCATCGCCGCGCAATCCCGCTGGCTTATAATACTGACCCCAACGACTTTCATCATAAGTGGCACCATCAACAGATGCTTCAAACATCTCTTTGATGATTTTAAGTTCAGCATCACCTGGTTTCTTGGGTAAGAAACTCTTTAAATCAAACAGACCAAATGCATCAATTGCTGCACGTTCTGATTGAGTGAGTGATGATTCCTTACGTGCCCACTTGCTGGTAGCATAATCTGCATACTGACCCTTGCTAGTTTTAGTGATACTGAAATCCAACCCACGATTATAATCTGTTGGAATTTCTTCGATATCAGGGTCTTTCAATGCAGCAATGATCAAAGGATAAATGCTGGGGCTAATTACGAACCTACGAATTGGATTTTCGGGTATGCTGTCTTCTGCAAGTGGATTTTCACGAACAAATCCTTGGAAGATATAAGAACGTTTCTTCCAATACTTACGACCCATTTCTTCGAGGCTCTTGTCCTTAAACCAAGTGCGAACCTCTGTAAGAATTGGGCATGTTTCATTATACATTTCCATGCATGGAACTTGAACAATAACAGGCTTGCTGCTTGTTTGACCCTTAACTCCGCTAAATGGAAGACGGATCATTGCACGTTCAACCCAGAAAAAGTCGTTTTTAGCATCGCCATCAGGCAAGAACCTGACACGTGCTGTTGCATTTTCTGGAATGTCCCAATGTGGATAAACTGCGTTGTCACGACCGCCGCCGTTAGAACCGCTTGAACGGGTTTCTTGTTGTGCAAGTTTTGCACGGATTTCTGCCAATGAAGCCATAATGTTTTTCCTTTCTGTGCCAATATGTGCCATATACAATAGAATGATTTCTACTGCATATACCTATTTATACATCAAAGAGAAAAGTAAATCAAATTATTTCTTACTGTTTAGCTCAATAATTTCATCACGTGCACGTCTTGCCATGATTAAAGATTCGCTTAATATTATATGACTTCGTTTAAATTGCAAACTCTTATTTGTAATATCACTACTTACATCTTTTATTAATACTGTTTCTGGACGATCTATGTCAATATTGAATGACTCTGGTAAATTTTCCCACCAAACTGGCACACTATAAAATAATAGCATTCCACTATTATACCAGTCATACCACTCTGCTGCCCAACGTAGATGAACTTCAAAAATATTGCCACCTATTGTTTCAAAATTTACACAACCTGTAAATTCTGGAAGTAAATTTTTCCAAAGTGATTGTGCTTCCTCCAAATCACCATTAGTAATAAGCCAATGTTCAATTACTTTATGGTCATCACTTGGACGTGCAATAGCTTTTTTACAATGTATTACTTCGCCACCTAATAATTGAATATCATAAGAACAATGTTCACCAGTAAAATATGGCATCCAAAAATGACCTGGTATGTATTCAATATCATCTTTACTGTGCCAAACTTTGCTGCCAAGTGCCATACCTTCCAAGTTCATTATAGGTTTAGAAAAAACAGGAAAGTTCTTTGGAATTATACCGTGTGGACCACATTCATAACCAAGAGTTTGCGATAGAAGTAATTTATTATAAACCCACCTTGCCCAAGGGTAATTTGGATATGCTTCTATGTCAGTTAATAAAGGGGTTTTCATACCGATGGATTAATATAAACGGTATCACCATTGATTATTGGTCCAGTAAGTGTTACTGAATAGCGACCGTCTTCTGTTGGACCAATATTGATAGCATGGTTGGGGAAGTTAGGACAGACCTGACTTACCACCAACCAACTTGCGCTTGCGCTATCCGTATATACTTGTTTAGATGCCCAATCTTGGAGCCATGCTAAATCATAGTTCATTTAGATTTGATACCAGCAACTGCTTGAAGCCAAGTCAAATCAGCACTTTCTTTCATTTTCTTTTTGTCAGCAAGTGCTTTTTTCATTGATTCTTCTTTATCACCATCCTTATCAAAGTCAAGATAATCTGGCTTTGCTTTTGCTTCTTCTACAGCTTCGTCTGTATATTCAACATCGTTACTCTTCATATAATCACGCACGGTGTCAATATAATCAGCAGCCATAGTAATCTTGTCCTGAACCCATTCAGGTAGATTTTCATTGTCTTGCAACATTTTTTCAAGTTCAGTTGCTGCATCCTTAATTGTTGCTAAACGATTCTTGCCCATACGACCTTCTTGATCATATTCTGCCTTATCGTCTGCACTTGGTTCGCCAGCTTCTGGTTGACTATCGCTTGACATTTCATTTTCTTCTTCTTGTGCGTATACATAGTTTTCCATTAGAGGCAAACCTGCCAATTTACGCATTTCCATAACATCTTTACTCATTTTGGTTTCCTCTACTTTTTCTTCTTTGTCATCAAAACGCTTGTCATCTGCGTCCGAATCTTCGTGTTCTGGTTTGTCTGCTGGTCCACCTTCCTTAACTGGATAGGTTTTGCCATCTACTTTAAATTCTTTTTTACCAGCAGCCTTTGCAGCAGCTAATGCACCACTGAACTCATTGCCTTCATTTGGTTCTTCAGTGACAGCATCTTCACGCATACCAAGTTGTTTCATAACTTGATTTACCATAGCACTAACATCACTTGTGCCAATTTCTTCTGCACCAACATGGTGTGATGCGACATCGTGAATAGCATCTAATACTTTGTCAAGACCATGTGCACGTAGCATTTTATTTGCTGCTCCGCTATTCATAAGACGATGACTAATTGCGTCAGTAATATCTTCTATACTGGCACCCATGTTATCTTCACCAATACCCATGATTTCTTCAGCAAATACTTCGCTTTCAGTCTTTTTACCTTTAATCTTTTCTGGCTTACGATTTACATCTTGACGATAATTGCTCTCATCTTCTGGATTTCTGCGGATATGATTTAGTTCCTTAAGATACTTTTGTGCAAGCATAATAGCAAGTTTCTTGTCACTTTCATATTCAGCATCGCCTTTCTTTTGACCAAATGCTTCACCTTCGCTGCTCATAAGGTCTCCCATAAGTGCTGCAAAGTTTGCTACATCATCGCTATCTTTTGCAATAAGACGGTTAGCAATATCACCAAGAATAGCAACTGCCATAGCCTTGCTATCTGTATAACTGCGGCTTGTCATTAACTTGTCAAGACCAGCATCTGCCTTTAGTAACAGCTTAAAGTTGGGGTCCAAAATCTTGTTTTTTACGCTGTCGCTGACTTCATCAAGTTTGTTCATTGTGTTCTCACGTAGTTTTTTGTATGCACCAGCAGCACTTGCCAGATAATTGTCTAAATTTTCATTATATGTTTGTTGAGTAAACCATGCTTTTACTTCTGTAACATCATCAATCTGTTCACCAAGAAATTCAGCAAGTGCTGCTAAACTCTCATTAAATGAACGGCTGTTATTGCTTAAACGGTTAAGATGACGCTTTAGATTTTCTTTTACAGTTTGTGCTGCACGAATAACATTATTTGCTTCTGCCGCTTCAAATGTGCGGCTACGCGTAACACTTGCAAAACGACCAAGATTGCGCATTTCGCTTACTGCACGACTAATGATTTGACCATTTGAATCATAAGGATTACCACCACGACTTACATGGTTAGCCATTGCTTTTGCACCACTTACGCTTTTAAATGGAAGTAAGAACTTCTCTCCACTTTCATTTACGAGGAAAATACGATCAACTTTCAATAATCTATTATTTGGATTTTCCAACATGCGTTCATTATGAACAACATGAATACGAACATTGTTAAGGTTACCTTCGCTAACCTTGCCCTTACGTTGCCATAATACACGGCTTTCTTCTAATGATTCTTTCATTTTCTTTTTCTCTGGGTTGTTTTTAGCTAAAAATTCATAATCTCTGCGACTTAACACGTCTTTGGTAATATCACGAACGTCAAAATTTAACATATGTGATTTTGCATAACGACGCAATTCACGTAAAAAACGATACCAGTAATCTTTATCTTCTGGCAACATACGATCAGTAATACTTGTATCAAAAAATACTTTAAGTGAATTACCATCAATTAAACTGCATGTAATTTTACCATAATCACGACCGCTTTCTTTATCATGATATGTAAAATTAAAAAAACGTGCTGCTTCTGGATCAATCGTTGGCACACTCATTTCGTCGCCCATTGTGATTTTTGGGAAACGATTTCGTAGTTTATAAAACAAATCTGTTGCTGCGTTACTTAAGTCGGCCATAAAATTATTTATCCAATTACAGCACAACAAACGGCATTGGTGCAATTATATCTGCGGGTTCCATAGCCAATCCATTGCTGATTCTGCTATCATACATTCGCAGATGTAATATCATTCGCACAGCAAGTAGAGTTGCCATTACAAGATCATCAGTTTCGCCAACTTTACCTTGATAACTTACACCATGTGCAACAAAAGTTTTTAATTCACTAATAAGACTTTTACTGCAAAGTTTAATTTTACCAGTTTCCATCCATAGTTTGAACTTACTGCAAGCTGCAATTTTGCTCTTTGGTGTAGTATTAAAACCTTTACGCCAACGACGAGAGCCAGCATTACTTGGTTCACTTAAGAAACTGCCGAATATATTTTCTTCACCAATATCTGCAATTGCATGTAATGCTGCTTCACCAATAGTATTATTTTCTACACTATAATAAATGTTACCTGCATCATTTGTAACATCTTTAATGTATTTGCAAATTTCTGCCAATATAGCTACTTGTTTTTGTATAATTGTTGTATTATGTGTCCACTCTGCAACTTGTCGCATGGTAGTAGCATCAAAAACTTCAATAGCAGCAGGATCACCACCAGTTCCAAGACTTGGGTCAAGTGCTACAATATAGATATGGTCACGTTGTGGCTTTTCATACCAACGCACTTGACCTTGTTTTTCTATGGGGTCAATGCCATTTAAGTCAACTAAAATACCTGGTGCAATAAGTGTTTCATCATAGATAACAAACTCACAGTTATGTTCACGGCGGAAGCGATCAATACCTACACTTGCCATTTCACGTTCTGCCCAATCTTTGTCACGTTCTGGATGGCGATCCCATGTTGCTAGGAAGGCACTAAATCCATTGCGACCTAATTTGGTTTCATTGCCATGAGCATCGAATCTCTTGTTTGCTTCTTTCCAAATATCAGCAAATTGGTCTTCGTCACTGTTTGGTGTAGATGTAATGATTGCCTTACCACCTGTTGACAAGGTTGGGCTAATAGAAGTCCAAAATTCTTTTGCAATAGTTGGACGCACAAACGCCAACTCGTCACAGTATAGTAGTGAAATACTCATACCACGACCTGTTGTTTCTGTAGTAGTAGCACTTACGATACGGCTACCATTATCAAACCCAAGACTTCCCTTATTATAATCAACAACACCTGCACGAATATGGTCAGGACAATTTTCATACGCATAACGAATACGTTGCATAATATCTTGTGCACCAGTATATTTGTTGCTTGCTACAAGAATTGTACTATCAGGAATAAACATAGCATACCATAGTAGATATCCTGCCGCAAGAGTGGATTTACCCATTTGGCGTCCAAGCATATTAATGCTAAATCTATTGGTGTGATAATTTTGCAACAGTTCCTCTTGGTAGTCAAAAGGAGTAAATTGCAATCTACCACGTGTAGGATGTTGGATAAAAAAGAAATTGCGTAAAAAATATTCTGGTCCTGTAACAGGATCAGCACACATACTGAACTCTATCAGTTCTTGCTGTGTCATTTGCATACGTTTATGGGGCTTTTTAACTAGGGTATTCTCTATTGGTTTTGGCATAAAAATATTTATTGACAGATTTCTATTATGTAGTATTATTAAATTGTCATAAAAGACGGGTAAATAATTTATATGTCAGACACACTGATTCTAAACGCTAACTATCAACCACTTTCTTGGCTTCCGCTAAGCGTTATTCCATGGCAGCAAAG